ATGGGTGGTAGCGGGATGGCTTTCTAGTCGTCGTTTCGCCGTCGCGGATGTGACTAACCCAACCTGCCACCACAATCTCACCACTGAATCGTTCGTGACTGGTCGTCTCAATTCGCGCTTGCGCTCTGATTTTCTTTGCCAGTTTTCCGTTCATTTACATCTCCCACCCATCGGCTTCATCAGCCAGGCGACGGAGATGATTTGCGAGTCCGGTACGGGTAACGCGTAGGTTCGTTTGAGTCCTGATTTTTTCGGCGCGATGGACTTGTTGCCCTGCCCCAACTCCAGGAGCGTGGTCACCGTTTTGCGCGACACCCCCATCGCTTCGCTGATCGCCAAATGCGTCAACCCTGATGCCCGCATGGATACTGCGCGACGGATATTTTCCCTCGTCCGTAGCAGTGCCGGTCGTTTCCCGATCATAGTCAGCCCCCCGTACGTTCTAGGTCCGATCTCTCCCTGCTCGCTCTTACGACACCGCCTTTCCCCCAGCGTGTCGTCACAGGGCACAAATGTGGCTCAAATCGCGTCCCTGCGTCCAGTGTCTGGGTCCGGATCATCTGGCGAGCCTGTATCTCGCCAATGCGCTCGCCCGCTGATCGGTCGCGTCAACCACATCGTCTCCGGACTGCGCAGGACAATCATGGGCAGGGCGCTTTTGGGTTTCGCACCCGGTCTTTCTTGCGTGTGGTTCCGACAGGCAAGGCAAGTGCGATTGCGGATCACACCCTGGGTGATGGCAAATTCGGCACCCGGTCTGAGTTCGCAACAGCGCAGGCAACGGCGGACCTTCATTCCACTGCCCCCAGTTCAATCTCGATCAGCTTGTCGAGGTAGTGCCGGGCCTTGCGCAGATCGTCCACACCCCCTTTGTCCTTCCAGCGGGAGACGTATTTGACAACGTTGCCCTCGAAAAATCCCAGGCGGTTGGCGGCAATGTAGTCCCAAGGCTGTATCGCCTTGAGCCGGTAATGATCACCACCGATCTGTGTCCGATTGGACGTTTCAGTCATTCCAGGTTCTCCGGTTAATCCCACAGCAAGTGCGCAGGGGCGCAGGTGCGCGGCGATTTACTACTACCAACCATTACGTAAATCTTTTTCCGTAATTAACTTACTTTACCTTTATCAAAAAAAACATTTTCTCTCTATGTAAGTAGTGACCAGCTAAGCACCTGAGCACTAAAAGTAAATATAATAGTAAAATCAAAAACTTACGTTGGTGCGCAGCCCTTTTTAGGCTGCGCACTTTTTCCAATAGCTGCGCACCTGCGCACTCCTCACAATTTTTAATTTTCAATGCCGCAATTCCTGATAGCAAACACCTGCGCACCTGCGCACCTGCGCACTTCTCCCCAGATTGATCAAATTTCATCGTTGTCGTCATCGCGGTGAAAAGTTCGGACGCGGTTTTTGACAACTTCGTCATCCTGTCCGTTTTTCAGCCAGAGGTAGTGCAGTCCGTTCGCGTTCAGGCGTATCCGTCGATTGGAGATCTTGCGATACCCCATCTCAAGTAGCACGGATGCAATGACGTAGCCCTGCGGCATTTTGCCCCCCACCCCCTCGCACAGTTTCCCGAGCCATGTCACATCAACTATGTCGTCGTTGATGACCTCACATTCGTGTTGCGAGATCAGCGCCTCGACCATTTCCCTGGCAGGGGTAATGGCAAGCCCCACCATCTCACTCCTGGCAAGTGTTTCCGGTGCACGCCCCTTGGCCGAGAAAGTGGGACTGATGTGCCAGTCCCGCAGGTAGCGGGACAACGCGTCAGGACGGCGCAGTGCCCCGTCGAACAGGCGGGTGAAATAAATCCCGGCAGCCTCCCTCCCCCCCAGCTCCCGGAACAACTCCTCCTCCGACTGGATGCGGGCGAAAATCGGCGCATAGCGCCGGTCCCCATCGCCCACCGGTAGCGCGTCCTTGTGATTCGTAAACATCAAATACGATGCGAAGTTCGGCACCGTCCTCTGATCCCGCCCCTTTTCCTCGATCTGAATCGTCGAGTTGGCAATAAAGGGCTTCAGCCGATCCAGTATCTGGTAGCGGCTCTCCCCCGCAACCCTCACCTCCTCCACCACCACCAACATTGCCCCAAACGCCCATGCTGTGAACCGACCCCCCAGCGCCCCCGGTTCAAGGTTGCGCGCCATTCCTCCCAAAATCTCCATCATCACCGCGCCGAAATAGCTTTTGCCGGTTCCCTGTGCCCCCTGCATCAGCAGCGCCCAGTTGATCTTTTCACCCGGATGCTGGATCACCCAGGCCATGAAATCGACCAGCAGTCGCTGCTCCCCCTCATCTGCGATGAGGAACCGGACATGCGCCATGAACGAATCCACCACCCCCTGCCCATCCGCATCCAGAGCATCCGCTGGGACCACCCCCTGCTCCCGGTACGTATTGAGCATGCGTTTACCCTGATACTCGACATAGACGCCCGCCCCCGGCCAGAAAATCAGATCGACTACGGTCGGAATATCGTGATCCTGTGACGCCACCCGCGATGCCGGTTTGCTGGCCAAAAGACACTCAACCTCACCCCCGAACTTGACGTCGAACGCCTCGCGGCTGATGCCGTAATGCAAAGTGGTGTGGTAAAACTGCCCGGTCTTCTCCACGTAAACCCAGGGTGCCAGCCAGTACGGCATTTTCCCGCCTGCGGGCTTGGCACCCCTTACAGGCATCAGTGCGCGCCGGATGTCGCTCTTGGGCAAGCCCGCGTCTTTACCCCACGCCGCGTGGATCTCAGCCGCCAGCAGTGTCCTTTTGTCGGCTGGGAGGACACTCAGTTGCAAGCCTGCGAGCCGCTCCTTGAACGCGTCATATTCGGCGATGGAGGTCACCTTGCTGGCATCCGCCGCCAGGTCGTCGAAGGCAACGCCACCAATTGAATCGCCGTTAAGTTTGTTCGCGAACATGACTGAGGCGAACGTGACTTTCGACCGGTGCCGACCCATCGATGTCCAGCGCGCAGGCATCCGCTGGGGGTCGTGTCGACTACTGCGCCCGGACCATGCGAGCCATCGCTCATAGCCCTCACCCGTGCCCCGGTACTGGTGATGCAGCGCCATGCCGACCTTTAGCCAGTCGTCGTATTCGAGGTATTCCGGGTCGTAGGCGGATAGGTGCACATCAACCGTATCGTCGGTGATGTCGAGCGTCTGATCGGCGACGGCGGTGTCAAGGTCATCCCCCACGGGATCGACCTCAATGTCGTCGGGCACGGGCCAGGGATCGCCCCCCTGCGCCTGATGCCACGCCAGCGCCGGGTCCGGGCACTGGGGGAAAAACATGAATTGGTTGGGTATGTATGAGCAGGGGTCAAACGTCAGCTCCGGCAGCAAGCTGGCAAAGCGTCGGCTGATGCTGGGATACTCAGCAGGGAGCACCTCTCGCGACAACGGCAACACGAGCCGTATGCGAGGGCAGGCTGTGGTGTGGCCGTAGGTCGAATAAGCGACATACGCGCCCTCAATCCCCATCGACAGCTCAAATTCGATGGCCTCAAGCGACAGTGAGCACCTGTCGATATCCAGCGTCAGCAGTGACCGGCACTCAAGGTTCGCCTCAATCCTCTCCGGTGCGGAGAACGCACCGCCGACGAAATACCGACCCCCCTTGGTGGGTGACACCTCGTGCTGACTCAATCGGTCGACCAGTTGCTGCCAATTGACCGTCTTGGTAGTGACCCTGCCAGGATCGGTGCCGGTCGCAATGCGGATTTCCATAAGCGTCACCCGATGGTTGTTTTGATAAGGTCAACCGCCTTGAATTTTCCCCCTGACTTTACCTCCAGCTCAATCGCCCTGGCAGGCGGCATATAACCGTCCCTCATCCACAGGCTGACCGAAACCGGGGTGACCCCCATTGCGCGGGCCATATTGGCTTGCGATCCGTACCACTCGACAACATCTTTTATAACCATCGTGTGTCCCCGTTGACTTGACTGGAAGTTAGTCATTACTATTGATTGGCACAACTTAACGATAAACAAACGGGAACACAACATGCTCGAACATGAAATTCAAAAACTGACGGACGCCATTGATCGGCTTATTGTGGCGATAGGCGCGGTCGCGACGGTGGCGACCCCTGCGGCACCTACCCAGGACGCCTCACCTGCGACCAACGACAAACTCGCACCGATGACCTTTGTGGAGGAGGTCGACGCTGGCGATGCACTGAGGGCCAGGTGCATGGCGATGATCAAAGTGGATCGCGGTCGCAAGGACGCGATCAAGGGCTTGATCGCATCGCACAGTGATGGTGGGGTTTTGATCAGTGACATTCCGATCACAAAATACGTCGAGTTTTCAAAGGCTCTAGACGTGCTTGATGCACGCTAAACTGAGCGCCAGTGGTGCGCACCGTTGGTCTGCGTGTCCAGCCTCGGTGCAGGCCGAGGCGGCTATATCGGACAGGATTGCGACCACCTCGATATTTGCAGAGGAGGGGACAGCCGCGCATGAGCTGGCGGCACTGTGTCTCATGGGTGGTAAAGAGCCGGTCTACTGGCTGCAGAAAATACTGCCCGATTCTCAATGGCCGGTAACCCAGGAGATGGTCGACCACGTTGGCGAGTATGTTAAATATGTCCGCTATCACGCGCATGCCGGGACGATATCGCAGTATGAGGTGTCGGTATCATATGGGCGATGGGTTGATGGGGGGTTCGGAACAGCGGATGCAATCATTATTGACGGACAGACGCTGCATGTGATCGACCTGAAATATGGTCAGGGAATTGCGGTGTCCCCCATAGAAAACACTCAATTGTTGCTGTACGCACTGGGTGCGTTTGACGACTTTGATTTTGTCTCTAACGTCGACACCATCCACCTCACTATCGTTCAGCCACGGATTGGCCAGGGTGAGGCGGAGACATGGGTGATATCGGCCGACCAACTGTTGGAGCGGGGGAAATGGTTTCGGAAGCGTGCGAAACTTTGTTATGAACCGAACCCGGAGTACGTTCCCGGCGAGGATCAGTGCCGTTGGTGCAAGGCCAACGTAACGTGCACGGGACTGGCGAAACATATTGTCGAAACCTTGTCGACGGAGTTTGAGGACATCACTACGCCAGACTCTCTCCCGTCCCTCAAACAAATGGGTGCCGATAAGTTATCCGCAGCACTCAAAGCGCGCAAACTCATCATGTCCTGGCTGGAATCCATTGAACAATACGCCATCCAACAGATCGATGAAGGGGTCGGG